TGGCGATTACCCCTCCGGCTATTCTGACTTGCCGCCCTTCTTCAGCGGGATCTCGTCCGCCTTGGTCTGGCGACCAGGATCATTGAACCCCGTCCACGGATCGCACTTGCCCTTTTTCAGGGAGACCGTATCCGCTTTGGAAGGAGTAGGAGCCCTGAACGCACTGCCAGGACCGAACTCCTCCTTTTGCTGTTTCAGCGGAATCTTATCCGACTTTGTCATGAACATGGACTCTGCCTGCCTTTCCGTCCCTGGCTGTCCATGTTCTCTGGTTTCGTTCGATAGAACCTTATCCCAAATTAAAATTCGTGTCAAACGGCTTTGCCCGTCCTTTGGCCTCTGGTAAGCCTGGGCATCCCCTTCGCACCGGCAACTTGAGCTGCCATCATCTGGGACTCTTGTTCCAGTTCTTCTTCTATCGCTTCAATATTACCCCATCCGAGCTTCCGGAGGAGTTCCTTTCTAGAGATGACGCCGCCCTGGAAGAGGGCAATGGCCATTTGTTTCTCCCTATCTCGGCTGGCCCCGTGCAGGGAACCTTCGGCTACGGTGAGCGAGAAGTTCTTCCAGTGATCTTCCCGAGGTTCGGTCCATGGCTTCATGTTATCCGGGTCGAAATCGTAATCGTGATAGGTAATGCCATCGGGGCCGAGGATCTTGAGCCTCTGCTTCGCCGTAAAGAACTGGAAGACATTCGATAGGGCCAAATGCCCGGCATCGATGAGGAACTGTTCGATGAACCTGCTCTCCAGGCGCAACTGGGTCTGCATAGCATCCTTCATCTGCTCGATAGTATCTCCGCCGGGAACCTGATTCTTCTTCGTGAGAGCGGCAATGTCCAGGAATCCAGAGATCTTCTCGAATTCTGGAACCAGATACTGCACCAGCATCGTATAGACGTAAGAAGGAATCTGGGGCGGGTTGGCGTAGCGTAGATCCTGGTTGGTATTGGCCGCCTTGTTCATCATCAGTTTGTCGCCTGGGCGATCCTGGAAGAAGTTCCGCCAAGCGGCCTTGGATACCGCACCCTCGCGGGTGATCAGTTGCGGGTTGAGCGCCTTGCGCACCAATTCGTGGATTCCGGCAATGATCTCATTGATAGCTCTGTTAATCGGCATGAGATCCCGGTACCGGCTGATCGAACCGTAACCCCACACGACAGGGTTCAGGTTGAGCTGAGCGAATGGGAACTGGCCGTGCCAGTAGACGCTGGGGCCATCGTACATCAGCCGATCTCCGGCGAACACGATTAATCTTTTGCGGGGGAAAAGGCGCTCCCCTGGGCCGACTACATAGTGCCAATTATGAGAATCAAGATCCTTGTGCGGATCTTTCACCACTACGTTCTCCTGGCTGGTATTGGTATTGTAGTCTTCGATCCAGTACTCCTCCAGGGGAATCACTGGAAAATAGGTCTGCCCCGGCCTTGGCCTCGCCGCTTCTCGTATAGCCAGCTTGTAACGCAACTGGGGAGAGGCGTTCTTCCAGGAGATCTCGTCGATATGAAGCGGTCGGCGCATGGCGTTCGTCACTCTATCTGAAGTCGCCGGAACCGCTTCGCGCTCTAGGCCATTGGCCTTTTTGCCGAAGATGCGATAGAAGTAACTCAACGGACGAAACGTTCGATAGAGAACTCCGGACGAGTCCTGAATACGAGCGCCCGGTTGAATCGGCAGTACGTTGTCAAATCCGCAGGCTGACACCAGAAGCTTGCCCGGCATCACCGCCCCGATTTTCCAGAATCCGGTGGAGAGCATGGCGTGATCGACAACTTCGATCAAAGATAGCAGCATAGCCCGCTTCACCCACTCGCTCTGGATTACCTTCTCGGCTATCTCGGCCTGTCTTTCTATCTCCGGGAAATCGGTGAAGTTCGGAGTGATGTCCAAGGTCGGCTTGATATCGGTCAACATCGACAAGACATCAAGCCTCGCCTTAGCCATGCGGTTGGCGTAGAGGCTCGACCGCCATGGCTTGCGGGCTTCAGGCCAGTGCTTTCCCTCCAGGAAATCGATATATTTGTGGACCCGCCCAGCTTCACGATGCATCTGCTGGGTGCGGAACGCCTCTTCCCTGGCCGCTTCGCGGAATTCCAGCATCCGCTTTTCGTGTTGATCGGGGGAGGCGTACGGGGTACCGCTCTTTCGCCGCGCCAGGCGGCCTTCCGGGTTTGCTTCGATCAACGTTGCCATAGCGGTCTGACCTCAGACTGGTTCATATCCACTGCCCAGGATAACCGGAACTGGTCTTGAGAGACTTTCCGTCATCGGAGATCTCCCGGTGACGAGGAACATCAGCCGGATTGATAAGTCCCTCTTCCTTGCAGAATTTCCTCTGCTTCTCGAACGTATCAATGAATACCGGCTCCGGTTTCCCATCTGGCCTGGTAGTTGAGTTGACACGCCACGCCCAGTGCCCCTCTTCATGCGCTCCCTCTTTCTTCGGGTCGTTGTATTTGGCCGTCAAAGGTCCGGTGAAGACCACAGCGGGAGCGGCCGGGAGGCGGAGGAGAGAAGCCCCGCACGAGCAATTGGGATCTGGTGATCGATAGGAACGCAGATAGCGCCAGATGCGCCGGTGGAAATTTTCACAACCGGGATTCTCGCAAATGAAATCGTACGTTGGCATCAGGCTGCTTCGCGCCGCTTTGGCTTGGGCATGTAGAACATGATGTCGTTAGCTGAGACGCTAGGCCTGCCGGTCAATTCCCTAATGCGCTGCAACTGCTCGGCGCTGAACAGAATAGGGGAACCGGCCTCTTGCGGCAATTCGAACAAGTTCTCGATGATATACCTGGTAAACGAATCGGAGATCAGTTGCTGGACAGTCTTTCCGGATCGCGCGGCAACTTCCCCAAGATGAGTCTCCCAAGTGGCGTCTATCTCGTAGCTGGCGACGATGTTGTCCTCGCGCCGCTGAAAAAGTTTCTCCAACAGGGTCAAGATGTCGCGTTCGTTCTCGATCGGCACCCCGCCTAGTTCCGACAATCGCTGCAGTTTGGCCTTGGGAATGATGATCGCCCCCGCCGATAGTAGCGACACCGCCTGGGAGGCAAGCTTGCCTAGCAATTCGTGGAACTCCACCTCGCTGTCTTCAGCGATCTTCTCTATCCTTTTGGCCACTTCCGGCGACAAGCTGAGCATCGCCGCATAGTTTCGATCCTTGGATGAGCGCATTCCCGTTTCTCCCTGTTCTCGATTCTCTTCGCTATGAATTGTAGCGCATGATGGCGCTAGAGTTCTTCCCAATCTTCGCCGAGGAACTCATTGTTCCCCCCTGACGATACATCGGACATGTACTCGTCGTATACCTCTGTCTCCAATTCTAGATCGACGTAGTGGGAGATAGAATAGGTCTTCTTGGCCATCCAGTTGCTAGAGTCGCACTTTAAGCACCGATCAGTATCGCTGGGCCTGTCGGTACCCCATTCCTGCCCGCAATTCTGGCAGCGGACCAAGAAGTTAAATTCCCCCTCCTCCCGATCTTCCCGTGGAAGCCTGATGATCCCTGTAGAGTCGTTCCAATCATCCTCGTGTGCTGTCCAGAGACAGATCATCGCCGCCATGAGTTCGTCGTCATGGTTCCCCTTGGAGGCTCCGGCTCGTTCGGAGTCAGGGTCGCGGACGAAGCTTTTCATCTCCTCGACCAGATTCGAGGAGTAGACCTCAAGCGCTCTTGCCTTCAGCCAGCGCACGAAGTTGACCACGATGTTCGGCTTGGTCTTCGGAGTGGTGTACCATCCGTAGCGGCGCGCACCGCTTGGCCCCTGGCGCACAGCGATGTTCTCGTAGAGATTCGGATACTGATACTTTTCGCTGGCCACTACTAGACAACTGTCAAGCTTCACAGCCTCAATGGCGAGAAGGGCGTTGTTGTACCAAGAGGCGAGGAAGACGGCCAGAGCTCCAAAGTCTTGAGGAGTTACGCTGTTCGTCCTCAACGTGGCCACGTGGTAGTCGGCTACCGATCCGATCTTGAAGACTACGGCGGCCGAATAATCGTTGGGGCCTCCCAGTCCGGCTCCCACATCCACGCCGACGGCGTATTTCGCTCCGGATTGGGGAAACTCCCACACCTGAAGATTTCTCTGGTCATACGTATGATCCGTCTTACACCAGTTCTGGATACAGGACGATGTGCGCGGGTGTGGGCCATGGAACACTCCGCTCTTGTCGAGAAAACCCTCCACGAGTGGTGGGCGGACGAACTTGGCGGCAGCCGTAATGCACTCCATTGGAAATGCGGAAGTCCCTCTTGGCTGGAAAGCGTCTTCCGGAGTCAGGGCCTGCTCCTGAAGAAGTTCTTTGAGACTCTCCTCGTCCTGCCCAGCATTCTTTCTGCGCCACTCCCACCAGCGCAACTGGCCATCCGCAAGTTCCTTGGGGCGCAACTGGCCCTTTTTGCAAACGGGGCACTCAGAGCCAATCAGGGACAAACCGCGATAGACAGATTCTCTCATCTGTCCGCACTGCTCGTTGTCGCATTCCACCCAGCGGGCCAGGACCAAGTCTCGTATTTCTTCTTCTTCTCGTTCCGGCCTCCATCCTGATACTGGGGGAATGAAGTGGCTTCGGTCGAAGAACCAGGGAAAGAATCTAGGCTCCCAATCCGCCTGATCACCTAGTTCGATCTGCCTGCGCCACAGCTTGTGGAAGTAACTCCCAGCCACCTTGCCAGTGGACTCGATGACGGCGATTGTCTCCGGGGATTCGACCAAGGCATGGCCAAGATCTCCCTCCACGATCTCCCTGGCCTTGTGGAACTGGTAATCTCCTAGTTCTGAGATGTGCGCCGCCGAAATGCGCACTCCCTGCCCGACTCCTGTTTTCTGATTCGCGGCCTGGACATAGATCCTCGATTCGTTTCCTGGATTGTCCTGCCTTGCCGACGGATCTTTGTTTGAGAAGACCAGTACGTTCTCAGTCTTTCTCGATGACTGCATCGGCTTGAGCCACCATGGCAACCAATCCAGAATATGCAAAACGATCTGGAACAGAACCTGGCCAGCGTGTTCTGGGGAGTGAGAAACGATAATGGCGTTCTGGTTGATGAAGAAGATGGTCCGCCAAGCGATCAGGGCTTCTAGGACCGTAGAGCAGCCCAACTGGCGGCTCTTCAGGATGAGAAGCTTCTGTGGTAGTCCACGACGTTTTCTGTCGCGCAAGGATTCAAGAATCAACTGCTGTGAATCCCAGAGACTGAAGAGGGTGTCCTCTCCATTCTTGTTGGTGATCCAGAAATAGTTCCTAGCCGCATACTCGAAGCTTTCCCGGCAACGGCGTATCTCCTCGACGATGGCGTTGATTTCTTGGGACTTGAGCTTTTCCGGAGCGTCTTGGTATGGGCGCAGGTATTCTATCATCTCCGTGACACGTGGATCCCTGCGCCACTTGTTGCTATTCCCTTTCAGGACGGCAGGGAACGAGACCGTACCTTCAGGCGGAAGGGCCGCACTCACTATTGCTCCTTGTCGGTAATGAGTTCAGCATCCAGGATATCAACATTTTCCTCGCCTGATTGCTTCGGGGTAGGTTCGGGAGCCGAGATAGCCTTCCTGTCCGACTTCTCCACCTCTCTGACGATCTTATCAAAAAGGCCGATACCGCCAGTGCGGTTGGCTGGAACCATGGATTCTGAGGCGACACCGATTTGCTGCAAGATGTTGATGGCTCGGCCTGAGGATGGTTTTAGTCGGAAGATCTCAGCGATGGCCGCCTGGGCTCTGGGATCTCCTGAGGCCAGGCCAGCCTCTAGCGCTTCGAGATACTTGGTCAGCAATACCGGGGCTGCAGCGGCTATGGTCTGCTGCAAGAAAGTTGCCAATCCGTCCGGGTCGATAACCCGCTCACGCAATCCAGCCTTGGCGAAGATCTCTGGCAGGTCCAGTTCCAAGTTGATCTTCGAGCGCATGGGCTTTTTCCTTGCCATATCAATCCGCCTCCCCATCTTGTTCGGCTGTCTCAAGAAACTGCAGGCGCTGGATCAAGGCGTTTATCTCCAGTCTTTGTGCGTTTCGCTCCTCTTCTAGCAAGCGAACCTTATCGTTCATCTCTTCGACTTCTTTTCGGAGCCTCTGATTGTCTTCGACGACCCGCTCGAAGAAAGCAGCGTCGGCGCTTTTGAGATAGCGTTTGCCGATAATGAGGAGGGCGATGTATACGGCTGCGAACACGCTCGGCCCGACAACAGCCTGCGCCAGTTCATTGATAGGAAGCAATGCGCCGAGAGCAGCGATAAAGTCCCCGCGAGAGGAGCCACTAGAGTGTATGGATTGACCTGCCAAGAGAAGAACGCTAGATAGCCCCATAGCCCAGACAAAGCCAATATATTTGTAAGTCTTAGAACGTATTTCCTGGCGGCGACGGAGAATGCCTGCAATGTCGATAGGCAGAGAAAAACGCCTCCCCACAGATTTGGATGAGCCTGCTCTTGAGATGCTTGCGCTGTCAACATCCACAGGCCCACCGATAGAGCGGCTATCGAACTTTCTGCCTCCCCGTGGATCTCGGTCATCGGATGGAGGACGTGACGGATTTTTAGCCACCATATTCTGGCGATGAACCTCAAACTGCTAAAGACGGACTCGCCGCCTCGCCGTCCGTCCTCTCGATGTACCTTACCATACCAGGAAACGGACGAGGAAACTGTGGAAATGGACCATCCGATGATAGTCTTCCAATCGCAGGTGACGGATGGCGCGGTCGAGCATTGATGGGCCACGGCTGAACCCCCCCTACTCTCAAATAGTACTATCAATCACTTGGTTCTAGGAAAGGGAAACGTTACGCTTCGTCTGCAACCCCATCCGCGAAGTCACGAACAGGGTCCATTCGGATTGGCTTCTCACGCAGAGACGAGTTTGGTGCAGCAGAAGGCGTCCTCTTCGAGATGATCCCAGCGGCGTCCCTCTTGATGGACTCCACAAGAGCCTGGGCATCAACCTCATCCATCGGGAAAAAGTTGCGTCGAACTTCTAACTGCATGACCATTTCGTTCCTGGCTACTCCGTCGGTGATCTTGCCGTGGAAAGACCCTGGCTGCGGCCTCTCAATGGGTCCCGAGGACACAGTGATCTCCCTGCTTGCTCCGGCCGGTCTATAAGAGACTTGCACGCACTCTGTTTGGGGGATCTTTCGCACCGGGTCCATCAGAAACTCAACGGTGAGGCCTTCGGAACTCTGCACTTCGAATCGTGGCGGAAGCTTGGCAGTTAGTTCGGCAGCCAGCCGTTCCATCCATTCGGCCACTTTTCTGGCACGATCCTGCGGAGTCAGGCCCCTTTCCCATTCCTCCTCCTGCCGTGTCTCCACGATCTTCGGGGCGGATTCGTCGGGCATGACGACAACTTTCTTCTGCCCGGAGGATGCACCCTGACTGACTATGGCCTCGGTAGGAACTGGAGCTTTGACCGCCGAGATCCCAGGAGCGTCTTGACTGCGAACCTTATGATGAGCAGATTGGCCTATCTCGGCCTCAATCTTGAAGGCGAGTTCGATCGCGTCAATGACACCATCTGCTAGAGCTTCATCCTTGATCCCTCGCTTTTCCAGTTCTCTCTTGATAATCATTTTCAGGATGTTTCGCGTCACTTCGCCACCGCCTTCTTGAGTTTGGCGAACAGTTCTTCTTCTGACTGGAGCAACTGTTCGGCCTGAGCTTCAGGATACCCGCTTTCGATGAGTTCGTTGAATCTCTCCGATCGCGTCTTGCCGATGGACTCCTGGAGTATGTCTTGCTCTCCAATTCCACCTTCGCGGATAGCCACCAGGATCTCTTCGCGCGCTGTAGCGGCGCGCTTCTCTGAACGAACCATGAACTGCCCGAGCACGCCGAATGCGGAGACTCCGTCACGCAAGTTCCTGTCTATCGCCACAAGACACTGTAGGATTCTCCTGGAGACGACGGACAGGTACATCAGCACCGCCACGGCTACTGCGAGCAACATGGCAACTATTGCCTCTGCAGTAATCAGCATGACTCAATTATGCCCTCGACGCTTGCGTTTGTCAACAAACTTAGTTAAGATGTTGCCATGGAACAAGAAAGGAAGTTCTTGGGTGAGAAGAGGATTCAGGCCCCGGCTCGGGTCCATCCGGACACCATGCGTGTCCTGAAGAAGATCGGAC